CAACATGGCCGTGCGAGCGGCGCTGCCATCTTTCCCAACACGAACACGAAAGTACCCGCGAGGCGTCTGGTCTTGACCCATTACGCGCCATTCACCTACGGCGGAGCCAAAAGGAACGGACTTTCGCCCGCCCCTTGGCCTACGCGTATAGATCGCGCCGAATCTATCAACGGCGTAATCCGAATAACCGGGAATCTGGACAACATCACGCATGGGTAATGCTTCCGGTGGTCAACGTGACCGTTTGCCCGGCGTTGATGACGTTGTTATCCAACACGATCTCGGTGCCGCTCGTGCCAACCGTCAGCCCGGTAATCACAGAAGTCCCGTCGCCGTTCTTGATCCGCGCTTCCACGGCCGTCCCGCTGTTGTCGGCGCTGGTATCGCTAATGTCCGGGTCGAAATCCAGCGTCAAAACGCCGTTCGTCACCGTCCCGCACGGATCGGCAAGCGTGAACGTCGCAAGCACAGATGCCATCGCGGCCGTGCCGATTTCCAGCGTTCCTGCCGTCGCCGAAGCGTCGATCTGCGCCACTACCGCGTTCATGCGCGCCGTTTTGCACGCGGTCGAGTAAGTAACAGCCATGTCTAGCCCTCTACAGTTTCCACACCCAAAGCACGACCGGACGAATCACGCACGATCCGCTTCGGCCTCGTCATTTGCTGCGCCAACATCGCCAGCAACTGCAATTGCTGCTGCTGTAGCGCAATCAAATCGCCGATCCCGTCCATGATTGCTTGCGCTGCGGCCACTTCCTCGGCGTCGTCAAACTCGCCTGCAATGGGTTTAGTTAGATCGAGCATTTCGCTTCACCTTGACGCCGCCCATGTTCGCCTGACGCTGCGTATGCGCGTTCATCCGTGCAATCTGCAACTGCGTCTCGCGCTGCATCGCGGCCTTCTCGCGTTCTAGCTGCGCGTCCAACTCCGCTTTGTATCGCTCAAGCTCGGCCTGCATCTGCACCTTCGCTTGCTCGGACTGCATCTCTGCCTGCAAACGCTGCTGCTCGATTGCGAACTGACGCTGATCGTCCGCAGCCTGTGCCTGCATCTCTGCGCTTTTGACCTGTAACGTCGCTTGCGCCTTGATCTTCTCCGCCTCGATCTGCGGATTCGGCGGCTGCTGCTGCGGCGGCTGCTTCGCTGGATCGGTCCAGAATTCCTCGGGCGACCGGAAACCCATCGCCTGCGTCAAACGGGACGCCGTGTTGTAGAGGTTTTCAGGCTTGACCATCCCCACAGGCAGCAATTGCATCTGCATCGCCAGCAACTGCTGTAGCTGCTGCGTCTGCATCTCTTTTGATCCGGCTCCGAGCGCAACCTGTACCGTCAGATTCGCCCGCCTGACCCATTCCCTCGGGTCAATCGGCACCCACTCGTTGGACAACTTCACCTTGTCGGCGCGCGTCGCGTTTTTCAGCGTCACTTGGTGCAGCAACAGGAACAGATCGCGCACCCCATCGGACAGGGATCGCGCAATCGCCTCGATCCGGCTCTGAGCCTGCGTAATCAACTGCGCCGTGCCGCTTGCGGTCTTATTGAGCGCGTTGGCGTCGAGCGTCATCCCGCCTTGGAAGTATGGATTGATCCCCGATGCGTCCTGCTTCCACGCATCGACGTACTGAATGCCCGACAGCGCCGTCTTGCCAACGTCCGGCGTCACCAGCGGCATCGTCGCGCTGGCAGGGTCGCCATTGACCCGAACCACGCCACCAGGCCGCGAAACAAGCATGTCGTCCAGGTTCACCCGGTTGACATCAACCGCCGTCCTGGGTTGCACCGCCAGATACTGGCTATCCAGCATCCCGCGCAACAGCGCCGTCTTGATCTGCGTAATCTCACTGAGCAGATCGTAAAAACTCAGCCCGTGGTGCCTGTGCCCAAAAATGATCGGGCTGAACGCCGCAAACGGCACGCAGTCCGCCTCGTCGTTGTGCAGCACCTTCTTGTTCGCGACGCAGACCTTGCGTAGCTCTGCAATGCCATCCTTGTCGATATCGACCCGCAGGTACACTTCCCGGTACAGTACCCGGCGCATCGACGGGTCGGCGTCCACGCCGTCAACCGTGTCCGAATCCTCGTAGCGATTCCTCGCGCTCTCTTCCTCCGAGTCAATCCAGTCCTCGGCCGTGAAGTCGTCATCCGAGACCTTGTAGCCCATCTCCCGCAGTTCTGAGAGCGTCACAAGCCGGCGATGCTCAACAAACGACGCATCCTGCAACGAGACAGTGCGAACGGTTTTGTGAACCAGCAATTCCTCTGGAGGGACCGCCGCGTATTTGGCGCACTCCTGCCGATACAACCGCTTGACTTTCACGTCATGCAGCGTCGGCGCTGGCATCTGCACAGGACCGGCCATCGGGTCCATGTACACGCCGCCGCCAGCAGGATCGGGATACTCGCTGTGCTCTACAGCCTCAACTTCTGGGTCGTTGAGCAGCATCCCCAACTCGTCATCCGTCTTACCGTAGTACGTCTCCGTCTGCACATCCTCGGACACATCCCACCAGACCTTCGCGTAGCCGGTGCCCAACAGCAACGCATCCTGAATGAACGTGTAGAACGCTTGGAATGCGTCATTGCGCTCAAGCGCAAGCCAGTTGATGTATTCCGTCTCCGTCTTTGCCTGCTGCTCATCCTCCGGCCCGCGCGGGTCGAACCTGACCAGTTCGTCGCCGCCGAGGAATACCCGCATCAACTGCGGCATGGCCCACAGGACCGTATCCCTCAAGTCCGTGGCAACGACTTGCGACCGGCCTTCCCTCTCGTCACCGTAGGGCTCACCCAGGAACCGCTCAAGCGCATTGGCGCGCTTTTCCGATAGCTCGCCGTCGCCGTAGCCATAGGACTCACCCTCTCTCGCTTCAATGAGCGCGAGCAGTTCGTCGTCGGTTAAGCGAGCCATTAAATGATTCCTCGGTTGTCGTACTTGATCGGCTTCCATTGCTTGGAAACGCCGACCCGCGCAAACGTCAAAAGCCAAGCGTCGGCCCTGTTAGGACTCGCCACGCCACGCTTTTTCATCTCATCTTTGCCTTCAACCTTGATCTTTCCGTTGCTCAAGATCGAATACTTGGCCGTTGTCAGTTCGCCCACCAGAGCATCGTCTGCCGCCAACTTGCAATCCCGGCGCTCCAGCCACTCGCGGCCCTCGAACCACAGTTCGTCCCGCAGACGCGCATACCGATCGTCGGCAGACGCAGACTCGGACACGTTCACCCCCACCACCGGCAGGCCGATTTCCTTGCCACGGTCCACCACGCCAGCGCCAATCCCGATAACGTCCACCAGGATCGCGTCCGGCTTCTCCCGCGCAGCGTCGAACTCCATCTTCAGAATCCCGACCGTCTGCATCAGGTCTTTGCCGTACCACTCTTTTGTCGGCTCGATCTGCACGTTCCCGGCGCGCTTCGCCAGTGCGGTCGAATCGTCACCAAATCTCGCAACGTCCAGCCCCCACCGAATCTCTGCTTCCGGCGTTCTGTGAACATCGCGTTCCTGTGCGGCAATACACAGCGCCAGCGGGATTACCCCGTCGGCCGCAGTAACAAAGTTCCCTTTGACGCGAACCTGATAGATCGGCGAATCCACGCCGTACTTGGCCCGCATGTCCTCGATATACGACTTCGAGACAAGCGGCGATTCCTCGCCATCCCAATGCAGCGCAACCCACCGCTCACGCATCCGGTGGTGCGAGTCGTAGAAGTAGCCTTCCTCCCGCGTCGGGTTCGCGGCCATGACCACGAACGCGCCTTCAGTGGAAAGCGCGCCTTCGGCAACCTGAAAGACCACCTCGGGAACCCCGGAAGCCTCGTCGATCAGGAACAGCACGTTTTCGCTGTGGAAGCCCTGCAAAGCCTCCGGCCGCTCCGGTCGGCTCGTCCGAGCAACGGCAAATGATTCCTGCGGATGCGTCGCCAGCGAGAACCGCTCAGACGACCACTCGAATTCCGCGCCTAACTCTGGAATCCGCTCCTTGAGCTTGCGATGCCAAAGCGCAATCTCGGCCCAAAGAATGTCCGACAACTGGTGACCAGTCGGCGCGGTGCAGGGAATCTTGCACGGGTAGTAGCAGCACTGAAACCACAACACGCACCAGGCCATGAATGCCGATTTGCCCGTGCCGTGGCCCGAGCGAATCGTGACCCTGCGGCGCTCAACAATGGCACGGCTCGCCTGCCACTGCTGATCGGTCGGCTTCGCCCCTAGAGCTTCCTCGGCAAAGAGCGCCGGCCCGCCCTCACGCCACCGCAGGATCGTCTGCTGTGCGCTTGCTAAGGCTTCCAAGAACTTCCGCCAATGTGTGTCGGTGCGTCATCTCCCCGGAGATGTTCAACGCCTGCAAATCGGGAAGCGACTTACGCAAAAGAACCTCGGCAGCCTTCAATTGCGTGGCCGTCATCTCGACCTCGCCAAATACATGATCCTGCAAGCGATTTATCAACTGACTCGCCTGTATTTTCGTGCGAACCATCTCCGAATGATGCGGGTTCAATCGCGCTGCCATCTCGTCCCTCGGCTTGGTCTAGCCTCGTTTGTGGTCTATCCGACCGTTACAACCTGCTGCCCTTTGATCTTTCCGGCAGTGTCCATGTCCGATGCGAGGTTGTTGATAACCACCAACACATCCTCGCCGATGTAACGCTGACTGATATAGAACGTCAGTCGGCCAGATGAATCCGTCGTCCCGGTTCCAGAAGCGACTACCTCGTCGTTGGCATCAATGACCCAATAGTCAAGCGAGTACCCGGCAAGCGGATCGGTCCGCCCCGAACGAGTACGACGCCATGACGTGACCACCACACCCCCGATAGCCCCGGCACCGCCACCATAGAAGTGCGTCGGCGCGAAGTGGTCCGCCCCCCAATGACCTCCGGCAAACATCAGGCGTCCGTGTCTGTAGTAACGGCTGTACGGTTATTGCTGCTGATCGTGCTTGTGACTCTGACCTTGCCATCGGCCACCGCTGACCGGAATGTTTCCGTTCCCGATCCTGCGCCGGCTGATTTGCCGAACAGCACCGCACCGGCAAGGCGGAAGAATCCGCGCAGCGTTAGACCCGTCTCTACCGAATCGGCCGAATCGAGCCA